TGGTGTTCCTGCAGCAGATGAGTTTCTTTATCTAACAACTGGTGCTGCAACAGATGCAGATTACACAGCTGGTAAGTTATTCATTGAATTAATGGGTTATGAAGCTTAATAGGAGTTTAATATGGCAGGATCAAGATCTGACGTAAAAGCCTTTAATGTAGATCAAGGAGACTCCGCTGCTGTGGTAGGACCTGCAAGATCGAGAGTTAGACAAATAGTAGTATTTGGTAACTCTGCTGGTGCTTTAACTATAACAAACGGCAATGGTGGAGCCACATTGATTGCACAAAGTTTTCCAACTGGATTACACACTCTTAATATTCCAGACAATGGTATATTGGCAGAGAGTGGTGCTTATCTATCTGCATTCACTGGCAGTGGCAACAAGTTGACTATATTCTTATCGTAATGACTAGAAAAAAAGACAAACAGCCACCTAAAACAAAAAAATATTTTCGCTCCACTAAAAGTGGGGCGGGAATGACTGCAAAGGGTGTTGCTAAATATCGTAGGGACAATCCTGGAAGTAAATTAAAAACAGCAGTTACTGGTAAAGTAAAAAAAGGTAGCACTGCTGCAAACAGACGAAAATCTTATTGTGCACGATCAGCAGGACAAATGAAAAAATTTCCTAAAGCTGCAAAAAATCCTAATAGTCGTTTAAGACAAGCGAGGCGAAGATGGAAGTGTTAAAGGTAAAACAATTAGTAAATGGTGTTGCCGTGGTTCTTGTTGCGGGTTCTATTGTTTGGATAGTTACAACTCTTATTGAGGTCGATAAAAGAACTGCTATGACAGAGATGAAAGTTTCTGAAAATCATAAAATGATAAAACCTTTATGGGAAAATTTTGTTAGGAGTAAACAAGATGGTTATGTCGAGAGGCTCGATGAGCAAACAGATTTCAAAGTCCGTTTCAAGTGGAAATAGAAGAACAAAAAAGAAAAAAAGAAAAACAAAAAGTATTCAGAGGAAGTCCTGTTAAATACTGTTTAAATTGTGGACGAAAAAAATGGTCTTGTAGGTGTTACAGGGTCAGTGGATTTGAGGAGTTAAGAAATGCCAAAAGACGCATGTTATCACAAAGTAAAAGCAAAGTTTAAAGTTTTTCCTTCCGCTTATGCTGGAGGAGCCATTGCAAAGTGCCGTAAAGTAGGAGCCGCAAACTATGGTAAATCAAAGAAAAAAGCAGATGGTGGTGTAATTACTGCTAAACAAGGAAAAGCTTTTACAAAAAGAAAATCAAAAAATAAAAATATTGCAAGAGGTTGTGGTCAAGTTTTAAATGAAAGACGTAAAGTCACAAAGTATTCATAATGGCAGTAAGAAAAACAAAAGCGGGATTAGCCTTAAAAAGATGGTTTAAGGAGGATTGGAAAGATGTTAAAACGGGTAAAGCTTGTGGTCGTAAAAAAGGTGAAAAAAGGAGTACGCCTTATTGCCGTCCAAGTAAAAGGGTTTCTTCGAAAACTCCGAAAACTTCTTCAGAGATGACTTCTGCTGAAAAACGTAGTAGAATAAATCAAAAGAATCGGTTGGGACAACCAGCTGGTAAACCAAGGCGAGTAGCATCACTTAAAAGAAAAAGGAAAAAATAATGGAACAAATGGAAAAAAAGCCGAAGAAAAAAGCTGATAAAGATTTTGTCAGTGAGTTATCTGGTAAAAAAACTAAAAGAGATTATGTTGGGTTAGGTACACCAAACAAAAAGAAAATAAAAATTAAAGACGATAAGTCTGATTTTGCAGGTAAAAATAAAGCACCTAAAACAACTGTAAAAAAGAATAAAGTATCCAAGCCTAAAGTTGTTACACCTAAAATGATTAAGGATGCAGGTTTTACTACATTAAGAGACTATTTAAATTTTAAACAAGGTAAAACTCGTAAAGATGGTAAAAAACCTGTCAGAGTTGGTGATAAAAAAACTGTCACTAATGTTGTAAAGCCAAAACTTAGACCTACAAAAAGTAATGGATCTAAAATGGTTGCATCTTTAAAAACATCTAGGTCAGGTATTGATGGTGGTTCTTCTCAAGTTAACAAAGCTAAGAAAAAGATTGTGAAGAAGAATCCAATGTCTACAAAAACACCTAAGACGTTTAAAGGTACAAACATAACTCCGACCAAGTTACAAAGACAAAGAATGCAAAGAAGAGCAATGGGGTCTACATAATAAATGGCAACATCAAATTCAAGAGATTTCGACTTAGATGTCGGTGAAATAATAGAAGAGGCTTATGAGCGTTGTGGCTTAGAATTAAGAACTGGCTACGATGCAAAAACTGCTAGACGTTCTATGAACCTTATGTTTGCTGATTGGGCAAACAGAGGACTGAACATGTGGACAGTTACACAAGACACTAAATCTATTACTTCTGGTACGGCAACTTATTCTTTCGATGCTACTCATGTCGATCTCTTGGAAGTTGTTTTAAGAAATAGTAGTGGTACTGACTTTACCTTAACTCAAATGAGTCGAAGTGAGTATCTAACTATTCCTAATAAATCAACTACTGGACAACCAAGTCAGTATTTCTTTGACAGACAAGTGACTCCTACAATAACTTTGTGGGCAACACCAAACGCTACATATACTCTTGTTTATTATTATGTAAGACGTATTCAAGATGCAGATGCTTTGGTTAACACAACAGATGCACCATTTAGATTTTTACCTTGTATGGTGGCAGGACTCGCATATTATTTGGCAATGAAGAAGGCACCCGATAGAATCCAACTATTAAAAGCCGTTTATGAAGAAGAGTTTCAACGAGCAGCAGCCGAGGATGCCAATAGCACTCCTTTAAAACTAACACCTAGCATGACATACTATAGTTACTAATATGGCAAGATTCGCAACAGGAAAAAAATCATGGGGATATTCAGATCGATCTGGTTTTCGTTATCGTTTGAGAGAAATGAAAACAGAGTGGAATGGTTTGAAGGTTGGTCCCGATGAGTACGAGGCTAAACACCCACAGTTAGAGCCTAATCATCCTGGACCAGATCCAACAGCCTTGTATCAACCACGAGTGGATGCAAGGACAGAAGTGACCGTAGAGAATCTTCTTGGTTTGAATCCATTTACTAGTACGGCTAGTAGTGCAGTGATAACAGTGTTGGAACCATCTCATGGTAGATCAACAAGTGATACTGTTAGATTTAGAAATGTATCTAGCTTTGATGGATTTACAAAAGCTATACTTGAAAGTGCAAGTGGCTATACAATAACTAAGGTTGATGACAACAGATATAGTTTTTCTGCTAGTAGTGGTACGGCAACAAGTGGAGTAAAAGGTGGTGGTGGTAGAATTACTGCTGGCCCAGTTACATTGGGGACTTAAATGAGTTTTACATTAGCACAATTAAAAACAGCAATACAAGATTACACAGACAATAGTGAGTCAACTTTTGTTACGCACCTTCCAGACTTTATCAAAGCCTCGGAAGAAAAAATATTGAAGAGTGTCGATCTTGATTATTTTAGAAAAAATGTAACAAGTGCATTAACCTCGTCAGATCAGTTTTTGACAGTGCCTTCAGATTATTTAGCATCATTTTCTTTGCAAATAACTACTTCTGGTTCAGAGAGCTTTTTACTTCAGAAAGATGTAAACTTTTTAAGAGAGTACACCCCTAGTGCATCTACAACTGGTCTTCCTAAATACTTTGCACGATTTGATGAGAACAATTTTATTTTAGCACCAACACCAGACAGCAATTACACCATAGAGTTACACTATTTCTACAGACCTGCTAGTTTGACCGCAGGTGCCGATAGTGGTACAACTTGGGTTAGTACAAATGCACCGTTTGCCTTGCTTTATGGTTCTCTTGTAGAGGCTTATACTTTTATGAAAGGTGAACCAGACGTTATACAAAACTACGATAAGTTATATATGCAGTATTTAGAAAGAGTAAAAGATCTAGGCGAAGCAAGAGAAAACACAGACGGATACAGAGTTGGTCTACCATCAAGACCGAGAACATAGGAGTATAAAATGGCAACAGCAAATGCAGCAACCAATTATCTAGAGAGAAGAATATTACATTTCTTATTTAAGAATAATTCTCTTAGCTTTTCTTCACCCGGTGATAGCATATATGTAGGACTTGCAACGGCAGTAAGTGCAGCAGAAACTGGATCAGTTACAGAAGCAACCTTTACAAACTATGCAAGACAACAAGTTACAGCGGCAAACTGGACTACAATAGGTGCAGACTCAACAGACACACAAACTGCAATCAATGCAGCCAATATTGAGTTTCCAGCATCTGGTGGTACAAACAATACAATCACACATGTTATAATAGCAGACGCATCTACTAGTGGTAATATACTTTTCGTAGGTGCGTTAGATGCAAGTAAGACAATAGCAAGTGGTGATATATTTAGAATTAATGCAGGGAATCTAACAATAGAGTTGAAGTAATGGCACTTGTACTAAACGATAGAGTAAAAGAAACAACGACTACAACTGGCACTGGAGCCTTAACTCTAGGTGGTGCAGTTACTGGCTTTGAGACTTTTGGTACTGGCGTTGGTAATTCT